TGGCGCAATGGATTTTCTGGAAGAGGAAGCCGAGAACCGCTCGGCCGCCGCCCCAAACCAATTCCACTTCGACGGAGGGTAGGATGAGTGAGGAAGTGTTCGTCCCGGAGCCAGCCCAGTTGGACGCGCAAGATCGCGCGCCATCACCGCCCTCAGTGCGTGGTTTCATGTGCAAGATTGATTGGGACTACGAGCTTGGCGAGGCCTCGGGCGGAACGCGCGTATATGCGTCGATCACCGACCTGAAGCGCCGGCACGCCTCGTGGGAACAATGCGGCATCGTTGAAGTCATGGTCACGTTCGTTGATGAGCTGCCCCGGGCGGACAAATAACATGACCAAGGCCGACGCCCGCAACGTCTATCAGCCAAGACCCTCCTTCGTAGGTGAGGCCCTTAGTCAGAGCGCTAGGTCAACGATTCGCACCCAATGGCTCGGCGTCGGCCTTGGAACCGGGAGGCTGGGATGACAGACGAAGAGCTGGACGAGGCCCGAGCGAAGGCGGCTTGGGACTGCCAAGTCGAGGACGGATGCCGCATGAAGTGGAGCGGGTTGCCCAACGAGGTATGCGCAGCGGTCATACGCGCCGCTCGCTACGGGCGAGAAAACTGGACCCCCGCCGATCCAGATCTGGTGCTGGCGAGGGAGGTGGCTGCCTCTGAACAGGACAGGCGCGGATGGGAAGCCGTAGCGCTTCAGTTTCGCAAGGGCGCTCTTGATGACGACATCATCATTACCACCGCCCTAGCCGCTATCCGCGCCGCTCGTGGGGAGGGGAAGTGATGATCGATCCTCCGCCGCTCGACATTGCCGGCATTTATATCATCTGCAGTCGCCTTGGTCTGCCAAAGGATCGCGAGGCGCCAGACAAGCTTCACCACCTCTTGGTCGCAATGGATAGTGGCAGGGACGCTGTCTACGCCTACCAAGGCTATGAGCACGGGTTCGGCGTAGACTGGGGCTGGCATCATTACGCCTTCCAACGATATGCGCTCAGCGGCGACGCCGGCCTGCCGAGGTGCGGTCAATGACCATCCAGCCACTCAAGCGCCGACGCCCCAAGCGTATCAGACAGCTCACCAACGCCCAATGGCCCGAAGCCCAGGACATGCTCATCCGGGAATGCCCTGAACTGTCTGACGCGCTCCTGGCCAAAGCGCTGAGCAACGTAGGCCCCACCCGCACAGCCGCAGCCGTGACCATGCGCCGGATATCCCTTGGTGTACGCCGTGATGGCATGACCATCCAGGAGTACCGCGCCCACGAAGCCGCCAGGCGCTCTGGCTGGCCCGTCATGATCGGCACCTTCGAAGAGCGCGATGACCTCTACGTCGAAACCCTGCTCAAGGCGATGAAGAAGGCCGGCGTCACCCCGTGGGCGGCGTTCCAATGCATTGCCGATCGCAACCGCAAACAGACCCCTAGTCTAGAGAAAACTGCGCCGTAACGTCCCTGCTTCTCCCGTGGTTCGAACCCAGGAACGCGACGACATGGCCAACGCCAACAACTCTTCGAACAAAGCCGACATCACTGGCGTAGCCGGCAAGTCGCCCAGCCCCAAGGGCATGAGCAATGCCAGCGGCAACCGCATCAAGTCGTTCAGCGGCGGCGGCGCCAATGTCGCCAAGGGCGGTCTCAGCGCCCGAACCTCGGCGGCCATCGTTAACGGCAAATAGGCCCATGGCGAAAGCCAAGCCTAAGCCCCCGTCCAAGCCCACTGGAATCTTCTCCGGTAAGGCCGCGATCAAACCGCCCAAGCGCAAATAGACGCGCCTCAACCAATTGATCGGCAATCGGTAAACACAGACTGTGGCCAGCAGGAAGGGACGTCCCAACAAAGCTACGGCAATGCGTGAGCGAGTGATCGCCGCGCAGGGACAAACCCCGCTTCAGTTCCTCATCGACACCATGCGCGACGTCGAGAAAGAGTTCCCGGTTCGGCTCGACGCCGCGAAGGCCGCAGCGCCTTACGTCCATCCCAAGCTGGCCAATGTCCAGATCGAGGGCAACGACGAAAAGCCGCTCGTGCACACCATCCGTCTCATCGGCGTTCGGGCTGAACCCGATGCAGGCTGACATCCTCATCCCTGACAAGCTGGTTCCCGTGTTCGATGGGCCTGCGCGCTACCGTGGGGCCTATGGCGGTCGCGGCTCGGCCAAGACGCGCACCTTCGCCAAGATGACCGCGGTTCGTGGCTATCAGTGGTCCCAGGCCGGCGAGGAGGGCATCATCCTCTGTGGCCGCGAGTACATGAACAGCCTGGACGAAAGCTCCATGGCTGAGATCAAGGCCGCGATCAGCTCTGAGCCCTGGCTGGCGGCTCACTATGACGTGGGCGAGAAATACATCCGCACCAAGGACCGCCGTATCGAGTACGCGTTCAGCGGGCTGCACCACAACCTCGATAGCATCAAGTCGAAGGCGCGCATCCGCGTGCTGTGGGTCGATGAGGCCGAGCCTGTCACTGAGAGCGCCTGGCAGAAGGCCATTCCATCCGTTCGTGAGCATGGCTCCGAAATCTGGGTGACGTGGAACCCGGAGAGCAAGCGCAGCGCGACACACAAGCGCTTCAGGGTCGATCCGCCGCAAGGGGCGAAGATCGTTGAGCTGAACTGGCGCGACAATCCCTGGTTCCCGGCCGTGCTGGAACAGGAGCGCCAAGAGGATTTGGCCAAGCGCCCCGACTACTATCCGCACATCTGGGAAGGCGACTTCAAGGCCATCGTTGACGGCGCCTACTATGCCAAGGCGCTGCTCCAGGCCAAGCAGCAGGGGCGCATCACGCGGGTAGCTGCTGACCCGCTCCAATCCTATCGCGTGTTCTGCGACCTGGGTGGACAATCTCGCTCGGCGGACGCCTTCACCATGTGGGTTGTGCAGTTCATCGGCCGCGAGATCCGCGTGCTGGACTATTACGAGGCCGTTGGTCAGCCGGCCGAGGCGCACTTCGAATGGCTGCGTGAACGCGGCTATGACAGCGCCTACGTCACCCTGCCGCACGATGGCACTCAGCAGCATGGCCCGAGCGCATCGACATGGGAAAGCGCCTTCTATGCTGGCGGCTGGAAGCGTGTGGATGTCATCAAGAACCAGGGCGCAGGGGCGGCTCGCCAGCGCATTGAGGCGGCTCGGCGCGTCTTCCCCATGGTGTGGTTCAACGAGGAAACCACGCAGGCCGGGCGCGAGGCTCTAGGACACTATCACGAGAAGAAGGACGAAGACCGCGACATTGGTCTTGGTCCTGACCACGATTGGGCCAGCCATGGCGCTGACGCCTATGGCCTGATGTCCATGTGCTACGACGCGCCGCGCGCGGCCCCGATGGCGCCCGACCGTTACGCGGTCAAGGCCAAGAAGCAGAGCGTGTGGGTGTGATGCGGCGAGCCCTTCTCATGATCCGCGCATCAACGGCTGTTCTGGCGCAACTGGCTCCCGTCCCGCCGATCCCGGTGATGGATGTCGATGCGGCCGTGTTCCGCAACCTGACAAGCCAGTTCATGAGCCAGCTGAACGCAAGGAAGGCGGCCTGATGCTGTACGTCCCCGAACACGTCGCCAAGTCCACGGCCAACACCGTCTGCGCTCAGCTCCGCGAGTGGGGCGAGCATCCCTCTGGCGTCTCCGTGATCGATGAGGGCGCGAAGATCGTCTTCGGCTTCGAGGTCATCACCGAAGAGCCCAAGTGGCGCAAGACGGTCGAGGTCGCGACAGCTCATTGCACGCCCAGCAGTGTGCAGGACCAGCTCAACGCATGGCGCGAGAAGGTCCGCATGGATCTGAACTGCGGCAAGCCCAGCCGTGTCGTCCAGGGCGCCATCGAGCGCTTTGGCTCGGCCAGCGTCGATAAGGCATTGGAGCATCGCAACCGTGGCTGACGGCAACCTGCGCCCCGCTGACCCGATTGTCGAAGGCTATGCCGGCGAAGGCGATCTGCTCGGCCGCATCGGCAATTGGGACCGGCTGATTGATGCTCGCCGCTCCGGCTGGGAGCTAGAGGCCAAGCAGAATTTCGACATGGTCGCCGGCCGCCAATGGACCAGCGATGAAGAAGCCGCGATGACGGCGCTCAGCCGCATTCCCGTGGTCTTCAACCGCATCGCCCCGACGATCGACGCTGTGTGTGGCGCCGAGATCAGCGCGCGCCAACAGGTCCAGTATTTCCCCCGCCAGGTCGGTGACACCGCCATCGATGACATTCTGACCCAAGGGGCGGAATGGATCATGGACGAGTGCGACGGCACCCAGGAGGACAGCGACGCCTTCAGGGATGCACTGATCTGTGGCGAGGGCTGGACGGAAACGCGGCCCGACTATCAGCTTGAGAGCTGCATCCTCAAGGAGCGGGTTGACCCTATCGAAATGGGGCCAGACCCGTCCTCTCGAAAGCCCTGCTACGCGGACATGCGCTACCTGCGCCGGCGCAAGCCAATGTCCAAGGAACAGTTCAAGTCCATGTGGCCCGGCATGGCGTTCGACGGCGATCACGGCCTGGACACCAAGAAGCCGGTCATTGTCGATCCGACCATCCGCTATGACGGCACCAACGGCGACTTCGCCCTGAACCGCGATGAAGTGATCGTGCGCGAGTATCAGTGGTTCGATGAGGAGCCGCGGTATCTCGTCGGCGGCCCGGCGGCGCAGATGATCAAGGCGCAGTGGCCCGATGTTCCCACGCAGGACAGCTACGTCCAACTGACCGAGGAACAGCACGCCGAACTGCAAGGCCATTTGCCGAACACCCAGAGCGCCAAGATCAAGGTCAAGGTGTTCTGGCGCTGCTTCGTGGCCGGCTCGACCCTGCTGCCTGACCCGGACACCGGCCAGACCGTCCAGCGCATCGAGGCCGACGACTTCACCTACAAGGCCATGACCGGCAAGCGCGACCGCAACAAGGGTTGGTGGTACGGCCTGGTCAGGCCGATGATCGACCCGCAGAAGTGGGCCAACAAGTTCTATTCTCAGATCCTCCACATCATGCGGACGAACGCCCAAGGCGGCGTGATGTTCGAAGAGGATGCGGTTGACGACATCGAGGCGTTCGAGCGCGATTGGGCCGATCCGTCAGCGCCGATCACGCTGAAGAAGGGCGCGCTTTCCAGCCCCAACGGCAAGAAGATCGAGGTTCGTCCGACCGCCGTCTATCCCCAGGGCATGGATCGCCTGATGGAAGTCGCCGTGGCCGCGATCCGCGACACGACCGGCGTCAATCAGGAAATGCTTGGCCTGGCCGAGCGCGATCAGCCCGGCATCCTCGAGAGCCAGCGCAAGCAGCAAGCCTTCGGCATCCTGGCGGCCTTCTTCGACGGCAAGCGACGCTATCACCGGATGCAAGGCCGGCTGCTGCTCAAGATGATGAGCCTGTACCTGCCTGCGGACAAGCTGGTCAGGGTCACGGGCACCCCGAACCCGCAAGACCCGAACGCGCCCGATGGGCCGCAATACGTCAAGCTCGCGCTGTCAAAAGACGCGCAGGAATACGACGTCATCGTGGACGAAGCGCCGGCCGGTCCGAACCAGAAGATGCAGGTCTTCCAGGTCCTCACCCAGCTTATGCCGCTGCTGCAAAACGCTGGCCTGGGCGCCGAAGTGTGGGCCGAGATCGCCCGCTACAGCCCGTTGCCCGCCAAGGTCTCGGAAATGATCGCGTCGAGCCTGCTTCAGAAGCAGCAGGCCGAACAGCAGGCCGCGCCGCAGCAGCAGCAGATCGAACAGGCCCACGCCACGGCGGTCATCGCCGAAACGCAGTCCCAGGCCGCTCACCATCAGGCGCAGGCCAACCTCGCCAACGCCAAGGCGGCCGAAACCCACGTCAACGCCGTGCGCGGAGCCTTTGCGCCAGCGCCCAGCGAAGGCCCGTCAGCCGAAGAAACCCAGGCCAAGATCAACCTTGATCGGGCCAAGACGAGCAAGCTGCTGTCTGAAGTCGTCCAGTCCATGGAAAATCCGCCCAAGGAGACGGAGTAGTGGGGATATTCGACGCAATGGCGGCGGCCACGCCTAACGCGGCTCCGGCTGAAGACTTTGGCCCTGTGATCGCGGGTGTAGCGAAGGCCTATCCCCGTCTTGCGCCATATATGTCCAACGCGGTTGTGAGGCGAGGCCAGACTGCGGATGACCGGCAGCTAGAATATTACGCGCCATGGGCCAGCGATAACCCAAATCCTGGCAAGAGCACGATGGAAATCTACAACAAAGACCTTCAGGGCGATGATCTGCGGGATGCTGTTGCGCTGGACATGCTGCACCATCTCGGCGGCGTTAAGCCCGATGGTACGCCGGTCGATCCAGCCTATTTTGCGCTCAAGCAGAAAATGACTGATGCCATTATGGCTGCAAATAAGCCGATGGACAGAGATGCATATCAGGAAGATCTCAAGAAGTATCCTGATAGTGGGTCTTATGAACAATGGATGGCTCATAATAGGGCCGACGCATACATACGCGGATACGTAAACCCGCGACTTAATCCAGAATGGCAGCATCCGGGAATATACACTCAGCCGATGCAGGCCACCGGCAATCGTATTCGCGAATATCTCATGACACCGCCAACACAGGACGTCGCAAAATGAGCGAAGAAGCCACCGAAACCGTCATCGAGGGCGGCGAAACCAACACCCAGGCCAAGACCTTCCTGCCGCCGGAGGAGTACGAGCGCCGCCTGGAATCCCAAGGCCGCGATCTGCGCCTGCAACGCCAGCAAATCCGCGAGCTACAGGCCGCCATCGAGAACAAGGGCGCCCAGCCGCAGACCAAGGCCGAGCGCGAGGCCATGCCGAACGAGGATGAAGACCCTATCGCCTTCATCAAGTACGCCAAGAAGCGCATCCTCGAATGGGACGCCAACGAAACCCAGGCCGAAGAGCAGGTGCGCCGGCAGAACGAGCAGCACGCCCAGCAAGCCCAGATCGCGCGCCGGATGGAGGAGTTCGAGAGCGATTTCCGCGCCGATCACCCCGACTACGACAAGGCCGCGGCTCACTTCCGCGTCACGCTCGGCGAAGAGCTGAAGGAAGCGGGCTTTTCGGGCGACGAACTGAACGGAAAACTCACGCTCGACCTGATCAGCATCGTCAGCCGCGCCATTCGGGCGGGCAAAGACCCGGCCAAGGTGCTGTATGACCTCGCCAAGAAGCGCGGCTTCGGCACGAGCAACGACAAGGATCCGAAGCTGGAGACCATCGCCAAGGCGCAGGCGGCCGGCAAGTCGCTGTCAACGGCTGGCGGTCGCGGCGGCGACGGTGAGGTGACCTACGAATACGTCAACTCGCTCCCGCGCGGCAAGGAACGCGACGAGGCGTTCAAGAAGCTTCGGGCTCAGGAGCGGAAGAGGGCTTAGTGACCACTATAGCCTTCAAAGACGGCGTCCTGGCGTCAGATACGCAAGTCACCTCCAACGGCTTTCGAGTCGGCTTTGCAAGCAAAATCTGGCGTGTCGGACGTTTGCTCATCGGTGGCGCGGGAAGCGACTGCTACACCCAGAAATTCCGCGACTGGGTGCGCGGCGGGATGGAGGGCGACCATCCTATCCTAAAGGATATCGGGAACGTCTTTATTTTGCGGCCAGATGGCGAGGGTGTCATGTGGTGCGATGACGGGCCGTTTCTCATTAAGGAACCGTTCTGGGCGCTGGGAAGCGGCGAACAAATCGCGCTTGGCGCAATGCATCGGGGCGCGACGGCTGCGGAAGCAGTAGAGACAGCAATCGCGTTTGATACGCGCTCGGGCGGCAAGGTCGTCGCTCTGGCACTATGACTTTCGATAAACTTAACAGGGGGGTTGTCTGAAGAAACCGCTTCGGCATCCTCACCAAATCAGCAGTCGCCGGGGGCTAATGCCCGGATGGTCTGGCCCACGCACGGGCTCAAGCTGCGGCGAGCTTCAAGCGCCGACTGAAGGCCCCACGCACGGGGAAGAACCCAAATTCTTCCACTCCGTGAGGCCCTATGGCTCAGACCTCCTATGGCGTTAACGCCCCCGAAGCCGTCAAGCTCTGGCGCAAGACCCTCTTTGAGGAAGCGCTGAAGGCCACTTGGGTCGGCAAGTTCATGGGCGAGGGATCGGATTCGATCCTTCAAGTCCTCGATGACACCGGCAAAGGCCCCGGCGACCGCGTGACGACCACGCTGCGCATGCAGTTGGCCGGTGATGGCGTGATCGGTGACGGCACGCTGGAGGGCAACGAAGAAGCCCTGATCACCTATACCGACAACCTGCTGATCAACCAACTGCGCAACGCGGTTCGGTCGGGCGGCAAGATGAGCGAGCAACGCATTCCCTGGTCGGTGCGCGAGGAAGCGCAGACCGGCCTTTCGGACTGGTTCGCGGCCCGCTTCGACTTCGGTTTCTTCAACCAGGTCTGCGGCAACACCGCTGAAAGCCGGCTGTCCTACACCGGCCTCAACGCCGCCATCGCCCCGGACGCGGCCCACCGCTACTCGCCGAACGCCCACACCACTGACCAGACCATCGCGGCCGGTGACGAGTTCAGCCTGTCCTTCATCGACAACGCAGTCGAGCTGGCCAAGCTGGCGTCTCCGGTCCTGCGCCCGATCATGGTGGACGGCGAGGCCAAGTACGTCGCGGTCCTGCACACCAAATCAATAA